TATAATTCACCCCAATAAATATCACTAATATTAGAATTACTTGGAAATTTAATATTAATCATTTAGTTATTAATAATATAAAATCTATATAGAAATACCGCCAAGTATATTATACTTTTGTGTCAAATCTTCTAAATATATAGTTATCTGTTTATCATCTTCTAATAATTTTTTTTTTTTTAATTTTAACTCCATTATTATATCTAAAATTTTACTACATTCTTCTTCATATTTACAATCTATAATGACTTTATCATTTTTTACAACTGTTTTAGTAATAGAGTCATTATATCCAAAAATTTCTTCTTCTAAGTTTATTATTAAATAATTTAGATATGAAATATAATTATTTAATTCTATACTAATATTCAATAAAGAATCACTCATCTCATTACTATAATTTTTAGTTAAAAATATCTCATATTTAGTTTTTTTTTCTAAATAGTCCTTTTCCATTTTTGAAAGAATATTAATATCATATTTTTCTGGTAATTTTTTCTGTATTTCTAATAATTCCTGGTTTAAAGTTGTCTTATTAGTACTAACTAAATTAATTTTATCTGTTAAATTAGATACCTGATTTATTTTTAATTTTAGTATAGTTATAGTCTCATTCTTTTTTTTTAAAATCTTTTTTTCTTGTTTATTGATATTACTAATATCAGTACTAATAATATTTTTCTTATCATATAGACAATTATAATCAGCATTTAATTTACCCAATTCTAAATTTAATATTTCAAGTGTATCCTTATGTTTAATTATTAACTTATCTAGTTCATTATTTTGAATAGTATTTTTATCATTACTTTCTAGATTTTTTTTATTACGTACCATACTATTTTGTTTATTAATATGTATCAGACCATTTTTTTCTGCTAATATATTTTTATATTTTTTATTTATTTTTAAATATTCTATACTATTAATATCTATTTTTTGTTTTAGTAAAGATAAATCTGATAATATTATAGATTTTTGGTTTATATCCGCATCTATTTTCGAAATATTCAATTCTAATTCGGTATCCATATACTTATTAGGTTTTTTTTTTTCATTTTCTATATGTAGCATTTTATTTTTAATATCGGATATTTTAATATTTATATCACTAATCTTATTAAGATTATTATTATTTGTTAATAATAAATTAACATTGTTACTCCACTTAAATTTGTTAACTAAATTATTTTTATCATTTTTAAGCTTTTCTAGAATTGTATTATAATTTTCTATATCCTTTTTAAAAAATTCTATTTGTTTTTGTTCTTTTTCTAAAATACTATTAAGACTAATATAATCAGTATCTATCTCTAATAATTTATTAGTTTTATCTTGATAATATTTAAAATTGTTAAACAGATTTTCAATATCTAATTCATTTTTAGATATATTGCTTATTTCATTATTTATTTTATTAATATTTTTAAAATTTAAATTCTCTTCCTCTTTTTTTTGATTATACCTTTTATCTATATTTTCTAGAGATTGTTTAGTTTTATCTCTAAGAGTTATTAGATATTTTAGTTTATTTTTATTATCTAAGTTTGATTTATCTAATTCGTCAATAAAATTATTAATAAATTTATTTATCGTATTTGAAGATTTATACAGATTTTCATAATGTATTTTATATTTATGAATATCAGTATCAATTCTTAAAATTTCATTACTAATAATAACCTTTTTTCTACTTACTTTATTTATAAATTTAATATACAATCCATTAAGTGAACTATCTATATCGAAATTTATATCTCTATGTAATATTTTATCTTCTAATAACTGTAATTTAGACATTGAATAAGGTTAATATTTTTTTTTTATTTTTTTTACCTATAATTATACTTGTTACAAACCATCCTAAAATACCAACCATTATATCTGATAAATTATTCATAATAGTAATATTATTATTATATCGTGTATTGAGTTTATTGTTAATACCATACGAAACCTTTGTTTCTATATTATTCCAAAATTTTCTAATAAATGTATTTTTAGAAAGGATATACTGAATTAATTCAAGACAAATTAAAAAATATAGTGTATCTAATAACGATATATTATTAACATATAATAGTATACCAAATACAAAACTACCTATACTAAACATATCTATGTATTTATTCATTAAAATATAACAATATTTTATAATAATCCACAATCACTAATAATACACTCTTTTAAAGGTTTATCATCCGAACCCGTTTCTAAATTTTCTATTTTTTTTACTATATTCATGCCATCTATTACCTCGCCAAATACTACATGTTTATTATCTAAATGTGGTGTAGATAATGTAGTAATAAAAAATTGTGAACCGTTAGTATTAGCCCCTGAATTTGCCATACTTAGTAAACCCGGTTTAGTATGTTTGATTAAAAAATTTTCATCATCAAATTTACTACCATATATTGATTTACTACCAGTACCATCTCCATTTATAAAATCACCACCCTGAATCATAAAATCCTTAATAACTCTATGAAACGAACTACCTCTATAAGCCATAGGATTAAGGACTAAATCTCTAAAATTCTTACATGTTTTGGGTACAACATCATCATATAATTTTATTTTTATTTTACCTATATAAGAATGGTCTATATCTATATCCAGATAAATATTATTTTTACTTGTATTTTTACTTATATTTTTACTTATATTTTTACTTATAGGGTGTTCATTACTTTTAAAATTTTCGCTATTTTTTCTATAATTTAAATAAATTATAGAAATTAACAGCACAATTAAAATATACACTATTTTCATATTAATTCTATTAACCATAATAATATATTTGTACAATTAAATATTAAAAAATTATTTATTTAATTAAATAATTAATTAAATAAATAATATAGTTTTATTATAATTTTTTTTTTCTAAATGGGTATTATAACAAATGAGCAACGAAAACATGAATATACAACCAGAAACTGAAGAACTTAATTCTGATATGACATTACCAATGGAACCTAATAACACAGCTCCATCTGATAATTATGAAGAAGAACCTATTGAACAAGATATTAATCAAAATGTAGAACATAATAATGATAATGGAGTTGGTTCTGATTCAACATTACCAATGTCAATGACTAATATTATAATTCTTTTAGTAATATTAGCAATAGTTGGTATATTAGTGTGGAAATTTATGCCACAAATTAAAGGATTTTTTGATAAATCTAAAGGTACTTCTACAAATACCTCAAATTCTTCGCAAGCTTAATTAAATTTATTAATTATTGCTAAAACGTACATATAATATTTCTATAGAAAGGAATACATATATTAACGGAATTTATATCTATTTATTATATAAAACTTCATATTTATTAACATAATCAATATGCGTTAATCAAAACCAAACAGTTAGACAAAGATTCTATCAATCAGTTGTTCTTACTGAACTATAATATTATTTTAAAATTATCCAATTTTTAAAATGTCCACTACATTTAACTAATTTGATTTCAACTAGTTCACCATCAAACACTGAAACAAGTTTTTTTAAATTTTCTATTTCACATTGATTAAAAGATTTATTGTATTGGTATCTAAATGATATATGTGGATTATTAGGCCACCATTCGGGTTTAACACCTAGTAATTTAACTGGAAAATATAAGGCATGAAATTTTTTTTCAATACTATAGATTATATCATGACACAATTTTATTTTTAAAGGTTCTATATTTAAAAAATTATATAATTTTTGAGCATCTTTATAATTCATTTTAGATTTTATTGTTAAATGTGGTATAAATCCATTAGTGTAATTATACCATATATGTGTCTTATTAGGAATCAACCATATACAATATTTAAAATTCATATTATAAAATTTATATATATAATATATTTAGATTTACTTATATTTTTTTTCTGATAGTTTTCCAATTATCTAAATATAATTTATAAGTTTTACCATTTAGTGTATTAAAACCTTTTACTTGAGATAATTGATAAAACATATTAGGATGCATAGCGTGTTGGTCACTTTCATAAATATCTTGGGTATCAAAATTTTCATTATCATATAGTTCTAGAGCATCTTTATAGGATTTTTCGTACTCTTCCGAAGTCATATCAGCCAAGTCCATTTATAATTTAAAAATAAATGAATGATAATCAATTTTTAATCTTATAGAAGAATTAAAATTGATTACTATAATTATGTTTTTTAGATAAATGAAATTATTAGTAAAAATAGCTAACATTTTAAAACCCAAAGATACTATTATTTTAGGCAGATGGAGTCTTAAACATGATGTAAAAACATGTGAGACTTATATTAAAAATTATTATGGGGACCCTGGTTACCCAAATCAGTATAAGAAAACTTGGATTAAAAACCAATCATCTAAAAACTAAACTTCTTCTATCTTTTTCTGATAGTTTTGTCCTATTACTCAAAAATTTAAAGTACTTATTAGCAAGATTAAATCTTTGCAATACATATTTTGCATTTGGATAAAGTTTTTTTTTATGTTTTTTCATAGCTTCTAATCTGACTTTTAATATCATACCTACTTGCCATATTCTCTTATGTGTATATTTATTGTTTTTGTATAATTTTTCTAATTTTATTATAGTATTTCTAACATCTTCAACGGTTGTGTATTTAATAGGTATAGTATCTTTAGGATTTTTATCGATATAAACATCAAAACTTTTGTCTGGATTATTTGGATGATATAAAAATTGTTTTCTTCTTTTACCACCTTTTTTAGCTGTAAATTTATTTATTTTTTTTTTAATATTTTCTTCTACATTTTTACTAGTAGATTCTAAAATAACCTTAGGTGCTAAGCCTGCTGCATACGCTTCCTCCCATCTTTTTTCACACAAACACCACTTATCTCCTTTAGATACAACACTAGATAAATCATTACCTTTTGATTTAGTGTAATTTAAAAAATTATTATCCATGATGGCACACACGGTGTGTACTCCGAAATCATCATTATATTTAACACACTTACCATTTCTCCTCCATCCTGTTACTGGATTCAGTGAACACTGTTTCAATTCGGTATCTAACATATTTTTATGTATTGCACCACCTTTTTTACAAAATTTAAAGGGCGCACACGAACTCTTTTTACTAAATCCTTTAATTTTTTTTTGTATACATTTTTTTTTAGAAAACTTTCTAGGTAAAGAAAATATTTTACCGTCTTTACGTCTACATTTTAAATGTCTATTTGTTATTTTACAACAATTAGTCATATAAACTCTTATTATATTTTATTTTAACTAATATAGATTAGTATTAACCATTAATTTAAAAATTATTTTTTATAAAAATCCCAAAGTGAAATCCACCTTCAGCTGCTAACAAAGTTTTCGATATCTTTTCATTTGAGTATAATGAGGCAAATACATATATTGGAATTAATGAGTATTCAAAATACTTAGATAAACCAATATTATATTTGCCATTTTCTTTTTCGTTTGATTTAATATATGCACATATTCCTAATATTAAACCTATTAATGTATATGAATTCATTTTAATTAATTCAAATACTTCAACTTTATTCATATATATACTA